GTTAATGCTACAAGAATTATAGCAATTACGACAAACCAGATAATCATCTGATGCCCCCCTCTACGATATTTTACTAATTTAATTATACAAGTATATAAAATAAAGTATTATTATTTGAAATAATATTACTTTATTCGTATTATATTATTGACTCTATACATTATTTGGTGACTGTTTGATACCGTAGCACTGTTGCATAGCAGTTGCCTGAGCCGTTTGGTCGGTACCGTAGTTTGCCGCTTTTTGTATTCCGTTAAAATAATCTTGTATGGCTTGTAAGCTACCCATGCTAGTAAGTTGGCTAATGACCTTCTGGTCGGGCTGTCCATTCTTAATGGGAGCCATAGAACCAGTTATTTGGCACGCTTGGAATGGATATTGATTGCGCTTCGCAGCGGTGCCTTCGTTATTACGAAGACCGCTGAACCGGTCGGCGATGCTTGTATATGTACCAGTGTAGATTTTACCCTTTGCCGCTACACCTGGTGAACGATCTTCGTCGGAGCCATTATTGAGCCATAGATATTGTAGACAATCTGCTGTAATATTAGTCATAGGCTTCGGTACAAGACCAATTGAGCCATCCGCGTTGTCAACCAATTCTTCACAAGGACTTGTAATATTAAATCCAAAAAGCTTCATTGCCGCATCATTCATCGCTGCGATACGCGTATTCATATCCATACTAATAACATTACCATTACCATCTTTGCCGGTCGTGGCTGTAATATAAAGGTCATCAAGATAAGAGCTGATTGCTGATATATCACCGAACTTATTTAATTGTATTAGACCACCGCCTTGTTTCGCAAGCGTGCCCTTTGTAGGATCGCCACCAGCACCACGGAACAAGTCAAGTAAGCAAGATAGGCTGTATGCACCTGGATTTTGATTATCCGCGAAACACGGTGAAGTCTTAAGTAATTCAGCGGAAGCGGGATTCGTGATAAGGGGTCCCATAGTTACACGTTTGGCATCATCAGAGTAATAGGGGTTGGTGAGATATGCGGGAATAATTGCCGAGAATGTAGCAGTGGTTGATTTAGACACATTACTCCAAAACCAGAATTGATTCTTTTGCATTGTTGATTTTGAGTTCCAAGCCGGTCCACGAATTGTCGAACTCCTAGAAAATGGTCCAAATGTGCGAATGATACTAGGGCTTGCTTTAATGGCTGTACCGTTCACTTGGGTAATTGTAGGTTGGAAGGCTACAATACGATTTTTTGAGCCGACCATTTCCCACTGTATAAGAATAGCCCGCTGTGATATTCCAGGCGGGTCATTGCTATCGGGGCTAGAGTATTTGCTATATATACTATCACCTTGTGCCGGCTGGGCGGCTGTACCAAATGATTGGAAGAAATCGTTTATCAATGTATTAATAATAGTTGTATTAATAGATTTTGCAGGCTTGAATCCATTACACCATATACCGACACCCTGGGCTTCCATTTTTGTGTCACAGAATCCAGTTTGATCGAGACCGCCAAGAGGTGTAAAGGGGGGTATACCTGATTGTATGGCGTATACACTCTGATCCTTATCTGCAACATTACCGCAATATCGTGACTGTAATCCACTTTTAAGTGCGGTAGCAACCTGGCTATTTGTAGCAAGCTGTGCGCCTAAACGTTGACACATATCGGAGGCGGCGTCCTTAGGAATCTTATAAATAGTATTATCGGGGTTAGGAATAATAGCTTGAAAGACCTCAGGCTTACCGTTTGGACGATGAGGCACTTCTTGTGCCACCATAATATTTACTTGGTCCTGCTCTTGTACTCCACGTATTAAGAGTGTAAATTCTTGTCCTCCTCTACCTGAGGCTTTGAATGTACGATTTGAAGGCACATGGGTAACAATTGCTAGATTTAGACCTGTACCGAAAGGAGCTAGAAATCGTAGATTTACATCGTAGTTTAGACCGGCTGGTTGATAGAGAAACTCGTTTGCAACGGGGGCTTGGGCGCACGTTACAGCGGGCATTTGTAGACCCTCTTTTGTTCGACCACCCTGAAAACCGCCGGATTCGCCGATTTCTTTACAATTTAATTGATTTACCGCCTTTTGGCAGGAGGCAGCATCGACATAGAACTTACCTGGAGGACATTGACCAAGTGTTGGCTGATGTACGGCTACTCCGCCGCTTGCCGCATCTATAGCATCACTACGATCCCTTTTAAGAGAGAGTAAACCACCTATAAATTTTTTAGCATTCATTCCATCAAATTGTGTACCACTGTCAATACATATACCACAATCGGAATAGGTAGAATTATTCAGTTTCGAGCAGCTATTGCGTCCTTTTAACTTAGCTTCACATTGGCGCGCCTTAATAAGAAGGTCATTAGGTGGGGGCAATTGAGCTTTGACGGCAGTACCAGAGACTCCTAAATTTGTTGGAGACTCAGCTGTAGGCACAATATCGGCATTTCCTATGGCTTGTGTAAGGGCAGCATTCGCATTATCTGTAAGAGAATTAAATTGTGTTAAGTACTGTGATATTGTAAGATTGGGATTATTATCAATGTTGGAAGACGCTACGGCAAAGGTCGGTAAAATAGGATCTAGACTAGCCCCTAGATCATTATATTGCCGACGTCCGTCTTGAATCATAGATTCACGCTCTGATGTAAAGCCCTCCTTAGAACGGCGTCGCGCAAGGGGTACGACAAAGGTCACTATAAAAGTGACCACAAGCAGTAAAACTATTACGGTACTCAGCATCCCTCTACAGAATTATATCAAAATAATATCGGTAGAGTTCGGGGAAAGAGATTTATACATTATCAGGACGAATATTGGATGTAGAATCCATATCGCGAGTAATAATACGGAGGACAAAATTCGTTTGGCGGCTTGTGTTAATAAGGGCACAACCTGTTTGCGTTGTAGCTGGCAAGTTGAGTAAATAGGCGAGTCCAGATGTAGGACCGCTAATTTGGTTCTCCTCTTGCGTGTAAGCGCCGCCAAAGTAAGAGGGACCTAGATTACGGGTTGTACCACCGGTGGTGGCGGGATTATCAAAGCGGCTACGAATAATAATAACATTACAATAGCCGGCGTTGTTGCGTCCTAGGTAAATATTGGAGCCGCCTGTGTTATTGATATAACCGGTGGCAACTACGTAGTGTCCACCGTCCTGGTTAATAAAATTCGCAAAATCAGTTGTGGTAGCAGCGGCAACAATGCCTGCGGGGGTCACCGAGCAGCCCTGAATATTAATAATATCACCCTCACAGATAGCGCTGAAGAGGAAATAGTTGGTTGTGGTGATATAGATATAAGGATTTTCGGCGCCGGCAACAGATACAGTATTATAATTGGTCTGATCGGACGTTGTACCGTTCGTAGAGCCGAAGCAATTCAGAGAATCAGACAGTTGAATACGGTTAATGAAAAATACATCGGGGTCGTTGCTGATGAGTTCGCTATTATGGCGTTCCATACGAATTGAGAGTTTGTTGAGGGTCGCAAGGGGAGTAGGTGAATAGATACGCTGAGTCTTCAGGAACTTCGGAATAAAGCCGGTGTAGCCGGTCTTGTCGGCGGGCACATAATTCTGACTTGCCGATGCGGGAGCGGTTGTATTTACTACGTACGATTGAGAGTAGGTGAATAGATACGCTGAGTCTTCAGGAACTTCGGAATAAAGCCGGTGTAGCCGGTCTTGTCGGCGGGCACATAATTCTGACTTGCCGATGCGGGCGCGGTTGTATTGACTACATACGATTGAGGAACGGATAAATCGGAGGACCAGGTTGTGTCATACTGAACAATGGCGAAGCTATTGTCCTCTTCGGGGTTTGTTGAAAAGCTATTATTATTGAGTTCGGCAATACGAACACTCGCAAATGGTAGGGAAAAGATATTGACAACACGGCTGGTATCAAACGTGCCGGTGCTCGGCACACGTACAAGAGCGGTCAGCGACTCAATAGGAACAATTGCCTTTACGAATTCAATGCGCTGAATATTACGGAAGCGCTGCTGGACGGCGCTATTATAGCCAAGTGCATTTGTTGTATTACCGGTATTGAAAATGACAGAGAAATTGTATCGGTTTTCGGTATTATTTGATAGCCAATTACGGTCAGAGCTTGTAATGAAGACATTGTATTCGGTTTCGCGGTACTTGACAACGTCCTCCTGGGGGATGATGTAGTCTTGCGGGCGCGGGGCTAATAATGGCGGCGGCGGGTCGGCTTGGGGAGGGATAGGCTGGGTGGCAGAGGGCGGAGAGTCCTCCTGAATCTCCATACGGGGTGGGAGTACAGAGCCCGCCCCCGCCTGCGCGGATTCAACCTTTTTGTTCGGAAAGGCAGGTGCAGGTGGGGCAACAGGAATACCAAGGGCACGGGCTTGGTCTTCACGCTGTTTCTGGGCGCGCTGCATCAGTATTACGGGGTCCTCATCATCATCAAGATCGGGCGCACGGAAATCGGGGGGAATACCGACCTGGGGGATAGGGATAGGCGCACGCGCCGCCATCATATTATCGTAACGGGTGCTAGTATCCTGGAAGAGTCGTGTTACGTCTTCACCGCGGGGATAGGTACCAACCGATACCGTGGTGGGCGGTTGGGCGGCTTGCTGCTTACGTAGCCAGGAATCCATAGATGTTTCGGTTTCACGAATCACTTCGGTGGCGAGCGTATTTGCCGGCTTATCCTGTCCCTGGACGCGTACAACCTCTGTCATAAAGTGCTGAGTATACTTTTGTAGTTTTTCGTCGACCTTTTGGGGCAGCGCCGAAACACCCATCTTCTTCGCATAGCGTGTACGTAAAAATCCTACGATTTTGGAGTAATTTGCTCCGTTTAGAAACAAGTTCTGTTGCGGACCGCTCGGTCGTCCGGACATCTTTCTAAACTATCAACATATATCGTAAAATCCGAACAGAACGCTCAAAACTTGTCAGATACAAAGTGTTTTTACTGCCTCTTCGAGTGCCCCTTTTCGTGGCTTCTCTTCGGCAAATATAACGTCACGAAACCGATTCATACGGTCATCGTCTATCACGTTTTTACAAACAGTTACAAAGTCTTTGCCGCTCAACAGGCATATAAGTACAAATAAGGAATACATACCACATTCGGAGCCTTTCCGTTGATGACGAATGTCATTGTAATAAATATTTTTACAGCCTTGGTCTTTACAGCGCTTAAGAAGACGCGAAATTTCATCGGGAGGTTCATAACCGTACGAATCGAAATAGTATGCGTTGCCCTTTTCAAGGTCGATAAAGGCGCTGACCCATGCGAGCCCGGCTCATCGTGGGGGTCAAGATTGAAAATGACGCCGATCTTTGTTTTCCCCTTACGAGCCGATTCTTTCAAATCGAGCCGGCATAATTCGTTGACAATACACTTTCCCCACGCATTTTCGTCTTTTGCGTCAAAGTCAATAGGGACAGGTCCAATAAATTCGAAAAACGGGTAGGCGGCTTCATACTGTTTCATAACGTCTTCGATATTGTAACTATCAAGCCAATCGGTGGGTTTCTTATCCCATTTTTTGGGCTTTTCAGGCTTGAAATACCCTTTTAAGTCTCGTTTCTCATTGTCAGATAATCCAGGTATTTTCTTAATAGCACAGAATTCGGTTTCGCATTTGTAATGGGACTTCATCTTTTCACGAAGTTGATTCCATAAATACGAATTGGTAGACTTTCCAACTTTTCGTGTCTTTTGGATGATTATTTTATTCCGGGGATGCGTCTTATTCCACG